CCAAACAGGACCAAGGTTTCAAAGAAGTCATGCAAAAAGTACAGTCGGAGCATCCTCGCGCAAATCTGAGTCGATTCACCTAAACTATGGCAAGAGCACGTAAGCGCAACACATCCTCACCCCCAGTCCCCCCAGGTATGTCTGCAAAACAAATCCGAAGGAAGAAACCCATTGACAGTTCGTATCTAACTGCTGTTAATCCTGTCACTCCTAACCAGGAGGTTGCGTTCCAACAGTATGCTCTCGGACAGAACCTTCTTCTCCATGGTGCTGCTGGAACTGGTAAAACTTTTATTAGTCTCTACATGGCACTTCAAGAAGTGCTTGACGAGAATACACCTTACGATAAAATTTACATCGTAAGGTCTCTTGTACCCACCAGAGAGATTGGTTTCCTTCCTGGAGACCACGAAGACAAGTCTGCTTTGTATCAGATTCCGTATAAGAACATGGTTCGATACATGTTCAGTATGCCTGATGACAATTCTTTCGACATGCTTTATGATAATCTTCGAGCACAAGAAACTATTTCTTTTTGGAGTACTTCTTTTATCCGTGGAGTCACTCTTGATAATGCGATTGTTATTGTTGATGAATTTTCCAACCTGAACTTCCACGAACTTGATTCTATGATTACTCGCATTGGCGAGGACTCCAAGATTATTTTCTGTGGTGACATCACTCAGTCTGACTTGGTGAAAGAGAATGAGAAGACAGGTATCCATGACTTCATTCGTATCCTCCAGTCCATGAAAGAGTTTTCATGCATCGAGTTTGATGTTGAAGACATTGTTCGTTCTGGTCTTGTTAAATCCTATCTGCTTGCTAAGTACAGCCTTAATTTGTGATGTTTGAATTTGCTACTGTTCCCCATCTCCCTTCAGAACCTCAGGTTGTGGAGAAAGATGGGAAGCGTTTATATAAATTTCCGACTCACGATAAATATTATCCAAGTGTTACCACTGTCACTGGTATCCACTCCAAGAAATCAATTATGGAATGGAGACAACGTGTTGGTGAAGACACTGCAAACAAAATCAGTTCACGAGCAACCTCGCGTGGAAACGCATTTCATGCTATAGTAGAAGAGTATTTCAAAGGTACTCTAGACCTACAGAAATATAGCAACAACCCTCTCGCTCAAAACCTGTTTCGGTGTGCTAAGACTACTCTTAATCGGATTTCTGACATACATTGTTTGGAAACCCCTCTCTACTCTGACCTCTTCTGTCTTGCTGGTCGCGTGGACTGCATTGCTCGTTTCGATAATGAGCTTGCTGTCATAGACTTCAAGACCTCTACGAAAGAAAAGAAGGAGTCATGGATTGAGAACTATTTCGTTCAAGAGACCGCTTATGCCGCCATGTTTTATGAACTAACAGGTATTAAGGTAAAGAAAATTGTCACACTCATTGCCACTGAAGAGGGCTCTACTCAAATTATTCAGAAGTACAATATTGATGACTATCTACAAGTACTTAAACGTTACATCCGAGAGTACAATGCCCAAAACTGAAGACCCATCAGCAAAGTTCCTCACAACGGCAAAGTTCTCGGAAGCAATCGAAAACCTCGTTAAGGAATCCAACGGTCTCCTCAATTACATTGAGGCGGTGGTAACTTATTGTGAGGAGAACGATATTGAACTAGACAATATCAATAAACTCCTCTCTAAACCATTGAAAGAACGCATCAAGTTTGATGCTGCTAGACTGAACTACATTAAACCCTCAAGCAAAGGCATCCTCCCACTATGACTGGTTACGAAGTGTACCAAACCTACCTCGCTGTAAGGTCACACTTCACACGTCCAGAGTACGACTTCTTCAAGTTTCGGGGGAAGACTAAGGCATCTGTTTCCTCTTTTGAGAAGAGGAAGGATGTCTATTTCTTTAAGAAACTGGCGTCTAAACTCACGACCAGGGATGATGTCCTTTACTACATGGTATCCAACTTTATTTCTGATAACAAAGGATACATTAGAAGTTTCTCTCACGATGTCTATGCCAAGTGGAAGGCGAAGCAAGAGTCATTCACTTATAAATTTATACAGGACATCGACAACCTCCTCAATGCTATTGAAGCACCTTACGAACAAAACTTTGATGCAATCTTCAATGCTGAGAAGGGAAGACACCCTATTTTACTAAGAAAATATTTTGGTCAGGAAGTTAGCCTTGAAACTCTAGTTGTTTTGGAGCACTGCCTTGGATTTGTGCAAAGGTTTGACAAGGAATTGTCTGACCCCATTTGGACAGAGACTAGAAACGTTGTTGTGAAATATCAACCCTTCCTGAATATTGATTGTAAGAAATATAAGAAGGTCATTTTAGAAACGGTGCAGAAAAAACTATGAGTTTTTTTAAGTCCGAGGTTGTACAAGAAAACCTCCAAGAAATTTTTCAAACCTACCAAGAAATCTCTTCGTCACAATACTGGTTGCCCAGGATGTCACAAGAAGAACGGGTAGCCCACATTGAAAGAACAAAAGAACTGATTGATAAGCAGAAGTTGTTTTATTTCAGACTCACTCTTGCTGCAAACGATGGAGATAAAGAAGCAGCAGAGATGAAAGACCGCATCCAGCAGTTGGTTCAGACCTTCGGGTACAAGGACCTACCACATTGCCTTGAATCCCTGTTAGAGACCCTGGAGCGGGCACTAGGGGGTGCTTGACCCCTTATACATATTATGCTATGATACCTCTGTCGAGTGCAGGGGGTCTTGCACAGACCAAATCCTAACCTAATACGTACACACATGTCTTTCGCATCTCTTAAGAAACAATCCAATTCCATCTTCGACAAACTGAATCAAGAACTTGAGAAGCAATCTACTGCTTCCAAGGGAGGCGCTGATGACCGTCTCTGGAAACCCGAACTGGACAAGTCTGGTAACGGGTATGCCGTCATCCGATTCCTGCCTGCTCCTGAGGGTGAAGACCTTCCTTGGGCAAAGATTTGGAGTCACGCTTTCCAAGACAAAGGTGGTTGGTACATCGAGAATTCCCTTACCACTATTGGTAAGAAGGACCCTGTTGGTGAACTGAACCGTGAACTGTGGAACAGCGGTAACAAGAGCGACCAAGAAGTCGCACGTAAGCAGAAGCGTAAGCTCTCTTACTACAGTAACATCTATGTTGTGAGCGACCCTGCTCACCCTGAGAACGAAGGCAAGGTCTTCCTCTACAAGTTTGGCAAGAAAATCTTTGACAAGCTGATGGAAGCAATGCAACCTGCTTTCGCTGACGAGACCCCCATCAATCCTTTTGATTTCTGGGAAGGTGCCGACTTCAAACTGAAGATTCGGAAGGTTGAAGGTTTCTGGAACTACGACAAGTCTGAGTTCGCTGGTACTTCTACCCTTGGTGGTTATGATGACAGTGAACTGGAGAAGATTTACAAGCAAGAGTATTCGCTTGCAGACTTCACTGCACCTAGCAACTTCAAGACCTATGAAGAACTGGAGAACCGCCTGAACATTGTTCTGGGTAAGATTGCTTCTGCTCCTCGCATTGACCGTGAGACCATGGAAGATGAGGAGTCTGACTTCTCTGCTCCCGAGTCTAACAAACCTGAGTGGGGTCAAGAGGTTTCTGAGTTCCGTCAGAAGGTTGCTGCATCTCCTGTGTCCTCGTCTGATGATGACGACACCTTGTCTTATTTCGCTCGCCTTGCTGAGGAGGATAACTGATGGCTGCCCGTGGTACTACCATCTCCATGTATTTTGGAGAGAAGCATACTGATACTTTGAAACGACTTGACTCTCTGGCAGATGAATACCGTCTGTCTCGTACTCAAGTCATTGAGTTTCTGCTTCGTCACTACGAAAAAACTACACCCATTGCACAATCCTTCGCTATTAAATAACGAGGAAGACTGATGAACACTCCCAACTGGCAACACCATTCTAAAAAAGAACAGAAGCGTACCTTGAAACCTCAAGCCATGCGTCAAGCAAAGAAGCGTCGTGCATCTCTTAAGAAGAAACTGCTCGCCGCTTCGGTGGTGCTGGTTGGGATTACTCCTGCCCATGCAGAGAGCATTGGTGACCGAAGCAATCGCCAAGCATA